GCCCCCGCCTACGGGCCTGGGACTTTCACGATCTTGAGCTGTGGATCACCCGCCATGGGTGTTCCGCTTTCCCGACATGGGAGGTTGCATCATGGCCGGTATGGGCCCCGCACCGAAGGACCCGTCAAGGCGAGCGAGGAAGAATAAGGATCCGCATCAGCAGACGATCCTGCGGTTCGAGAAGGCGGAAGCGCCGGAGCTGCCGTCGTTCGAGGTCGAACAGGACGGCGCGCTCATTGAGTGGGCGTGGCCGGCGCGCACGGTGGACTGGTGGGAGACGTGGAAGGCGTCGCCTCAGGCGGAGCACTTCTCCTCAACGGACTGGCAGTTCCTCCTCGACACGGCGCTGATTCACGCACGCTTCTGGATGGGTGATCTGTCGCAGGCGGCTGAGCTCAGGCTGCGGGTGGCGAAGTTCGGCGCGACGATGGAGGACCGGGCGAGGCTGCGGATGCAGTTCGCGCAGGCTGATGAGGCGGACGGCCGCCGGCCGGAGAGTGTGCCCTCGTCGAGGGAGCGCCGCGGGGTGCTTCACGCTTTGCCGGATCCCAAGGCGTCGAACGAGTAGCCATGCCGTGGATCCCGCCCGAGCCTGGGGCGGTCCCCACGCTGGGCTATGACGTCATCGACTGGATCGCGGAGATGCTCGCCGCCCCTGACCGTGGCGAGTACGAGCCGTTCGTGCTGTACCCGGAGCAGGAGGACTTCGTTCTCCGCTTCTACGAGATCAACCCGCGTACTGGTAAGCGCCGGTTCAGGCGTGGGGTCATCAGCCGGCCGCGTGGTTGGGGCAAGAGCCCGTTCCTGGCGGCGTTGGCGATCGTGGAAGCGCTCGGCCCGGTGGTGCCGGACGGCTGGGACGCCAACGGGCAGCCGGTGGGCAAGCCGTGGGCTGAGGTGCGTACCCCGCTGGTGCAGATCGCCGCGGTGTCGGAGACGCAGACGAAGAACACGTGGACGCCGCTGCTGGAGATGCTGCAGGGCCCGGTGCTGGACGCCTACCCGGGCTTGGAGCCCCTCGATACCTTCGTGAACCTGCCGCGGGGCAAGATCGAGCCGATAACGTCGTCGGCGCGGACCGTCAAGGGCAATAAGCCGGTCTTCGCGGTGCTGGACCAGACCGAGGAGTGGGTGAAGTCCAACCGCGGCACTCGCCTTGCCGAGGTGATGCGGATCAACGCTGCGAAGATCGGTGGCACGACCATCGAATCGCCGAACGCGTTCATTCCCGGCGAGGAATCGGTAGCGGAGATGTCGGCCCAATTCTGGGCGGCGATCCGGGAGGGCCGTGCGAAGGACGACGGCCTGTACTACGACCATCGCGAGGCGCCGCCGGAGACGGACTTGGGCGATCGTGTGTCGCTCCTGGAAGGGCTGGCGTACACCTACGGTGACTCCGCTGACAGCGCCGGCGGCCATGTCGACTTGGATGTGATCGTCGCAACCATCTGGGATCCGAGCACTGATCCGCAGACGGCGCGGGCGGACTTCCTGAACCAGATCACTCACGCGTCCGACTCGTGGCTCGCCCAGCCGGAGTGGGCCGCCTGCGTGGACGCATCAAGGGTTGTAGCGGACGGCGAGGCGATCGCGCTCGGTTTCGACGGATCCCGCAAGCGCAACCGCGGCGTCACCGACGCTACGGCGCTGATCGGCTGTCGAATCTCGGACGGGCACATCTTTCCGATCGGCATTTGGGAGGAGCCGGACGGGCCGGCAGCGGACGGCTGGCAGGTTCCGGTGGTTGAGGTTCTCGCGGCGGTGCAGGGGGCTTTCTCCCGGTACAACGTGGTCGCCTTCTACGCCGACCCGGCCAAGTGGGAGGGGCATGTTGGCGACTGGGAGGCCGAGTACGGCGCCCAGTTGAAGGTGAAAGCCGCGCGAGACCATCCAATCGAGTGGTGGATGTCGGGCGGACGCGCAGTGCAGATCGTGCGGGCCACCGAGCGTCTGCACAACGCGATCGTGGACCGCGAGATGACGCACGACGGGTCGCACGTGCTGACCCGGCACATGCTGAACGCCCGCAGGCGGGTATCGCGGACGGGCGTGCAGATCGGCAAGGAACATCCGGACTCGCCGCGGAAGATCGACGCTGCGGTGGCGTCGATTCTGGCGTGGGAAGCGCGGGCGGACGCGATCGCCAAGGGCGTGCTTGAGCAGACCGAAGAGATGCAGGGCTACACCTTCTAACGGATGTGGGGTGCGCGCGTGCTGGATACCACCCCGTTGTCTCCGGACTGGTGGCTGCTCAGGCTTGGCAGGAAGCTGCGGGACCGGCAGATCCAGTTGAACTGCTGGTGGGACTACTACTCGGGGAATCCGCCGCTGCCGCAAGGCCCGAAGGGGCCAGCGTCGGTGTACCTGGACTTCCAGCGGAAGGCTCGCACGAACTTCCTGCAGATGGTGGTCGACGCGTCGGTTCACCGACTGCTGGCGATCGGTGTGACGGACGCCGCCGGCAAGTCGGATGACGAGGCGTGGCGGTGGTGGCAGCAGAACCGCATGGACTCCAAGCAGAAGCAGATCTGGCGGACCTCGCTCAGCCAGTCGGAGTCGTATGCGATCGTTGGCCCGCATCCGAAGGACCCGAAGCGGCCCCTGATCACTCCGGAGCATCCGCGTGAAGTGATCGTCGAGTATGACCCGGCGACCGGTGAGCGGATCGCCGCGCTGAAGGCTTGGTATGACGACATTGAGCAGGTGGGGAAGGCCACGGTCTATCTGCCTGACTGGATTGTCAAGTACCAGACGGGTCGGCGTTCTGGCGGCCGGGCGTTGCCGTGGGGGGCCGAGAACTGGGGGCTGCGGCTGGGCTTCGACGGCAACCACGTCGAAGCCCAAGAGAACCCGCTGAAGGAAGTTCCGGTGGTGCCGTTCACTTGTGCGCCAGAACTGGGTGAGTCCCCGGTGCCGGACTTCGCGCAGGGCATCGACATCCAAGACCGCATCAACCTCAGCATGCTGAACCGGATGACAGCGGAACGGTACTCAGCGTTCCGGCAGAAGTACGTGACTGGCCACAAGTTCAAGACGATCACGGACGGGGAGACGGGTCTGCCGATCCTCGACCCGGTCAGCGGGCAGCCGCAGGTGGAGCAGCCTTTCCGGCCTGACCCGGGCACACTGTGGGCGTCGACCGGTGAGAACACCAAGTTCGGGGAGTTCTCCCAGACCGACTTGATCGGTTACCTGAAAACTCACCAGGCCGACATCCTCGACCTGCTGATCTTGACGCACACGCCGGCGTACTACTACGCGGGTGACCTGATCAACGTCAGCGCGGACACGGTGATCGCGCTGGACACGAACCACGTGGCCAAGATCGGCGAATATCAGACCGGGTTCGGCGAGTCTCTGGAGGACATGTTCGGCCTGGCCGCGAAAATCGCTGGGTCGGATCGTGACTTTGTGTCGTCGGAGGTCCGGTGGAAGGACCCGCGCCAGCTCAACCCGAGCGTGGTCGCGGACATGGCCACGAAGATCAAGAGCATCGGGTATCCGCTGGGCGTGGTCGCCGAACGGATGGGCGAGTCGCCGCAGCAGGTCAAGCGCATCACGGCCGGGCAGGCTCAGGACGCGTTTCTCGCCGCGAGCCTCAACGCCGGCCAGCAGGTTCCAGGGCAGCCCGCGCCGGCGCCGCGGCCTGCACCTGACAACCTCACCTAGGAGCAGCGGTGGCCTACCCGCAGCAAGCTGCTATCGCCGCCACGTACAACTCGTCGGCCACGTCGCTGCGCACCGCGCTGCTGGACGCGATCGTGAACCTGTTCGGCCGACTCACCTCCTGGCGGGACGCCGACGCCGACAGCTTCATAGCGGCAGCGACGCCGATGGTCGCGGGGGCGCAGCAGGCGATGGCGGCCATGACCGATGTCTACCTGGCGGCGATCCTGTCCGACCTGCTCGGCGAACCGGTCGAGCCCGCCGGGGTGACCCTCGGAGACGACCTGCGCGGGGTGCCGGCCGTCGAGGTGTACCGTCGCCCGTTCATCCAGATCTGGACGGACCTGGCTGGCGGTGCTCTCCTCAAGGCTGCGATCCAGGCGGGACTACGTCGGGCGGAAGGGCTCGCGGCCACAGACCTGCAGCTGGCGAAGACGCACTCCTCTCGCATCGCCTTGGCGGGGCGCGGCGATGAACGCATCGTCGGCTACCGGCGGGTCCTGACCGGGGCCGAGAACTGCGCCATGTGCGTGCTGGCCTCTACCCAGCGCTACCACGTCGAGGATCTGCTGCCTATCCATCCCGCATGCGACTGCGCGGTGGCGCCGATCGTCGGCCGCCAGGACCCCGGGCAGGTCATCAACTCGGTCACCGTCACTGACGGAGCGCAAGCCGTCCGCAGCACCAGCAGCGGCGTGAACGTCTTCAACGGAGACAACCTCGTCAACTTGGGCGACCTACTTGACCCCTTGCACGAGGAGATCGACAAACGCTTCGGCATCTCCGACAGGGGAGGCCGACGAATCGACTACCGCAAGCTGCTCACCGTGCACGAGCACGGCGAAATCGGCCCGGTACTCACGGTCAAAGGCCAGAAGTTCACGTCGGCCGCCGACCTTCCGAACCGTTGACCGCCCGTCATGGGCGTACGTCCCGACATGGGAGATCATCCGCATGAACACTGCCGTGCTGCCCGTCCACCCGTACACCGGCCTCCAGGCCATCGCTGTTCTGCCTTCAGGCAGGGTCGTGTGGCCCGTTCTGGGAGGCTCCGTGGACGTCGGACAGCCGCAGGGGCAGCCGGAGCCCGCCACGGGCCAGCCCGCCCCGACAGCGCCCACTCAGCCGCCCGTACCGCCTGTGCAGCCTCCTGTGGGAGGAGAGCGCGGCTACCCGGAGAACACGCCGGTAGCCGACATGACGGCCGAACAGCAGGCCGCCTACTGGCGGACACACGCCCGCAAGCACGAGGACCGGCTCAAGGCGATCGACGTCACCCCGGAGGAGCTCGCGCGCCTGCGTGAAGCCGACGCCGAGATGCAGAAGCTCGCCGACGCGTCCCGCACCGACATGGAGCGGGTCGAGGCGCGAGCGACCGCCGCCGAGCAGCGGGTCGCGACGATGGAGCCCGAACTGCTGCGGCTACAGGCCGCCATCAAGGCCGGGCTTCCGGCCGAGGTGTCGACCAAACTGCTGGCGGCTTCCCGCCGGATCGTCGGCGCCACCGCTGAGGAGTACGAGGCGGACGCCGTCGACTACTTCGGGTCTTCGCCTATTCAGCTTGGTCCGCCGTCCCTTCCCGCGCCTCCGGTGCTGGACCAGGGGGCACGGCAGACCGGCAAGCAGGCGCCGTCGGTCTCAGCGGGCCGGGATCTGTGGGCTGAGCGGCATGGCAACAAAACCACCTGACCTTCCTGAGGAGACAACATGGACCTCTCCCTGAGGACCGAAAACTTCGCTTCCGACGACCAGTCGTGGCTCGGTTCGGCTCATGGCACCGACGCCGCCCGCACGATCACTCTGGACACCTCTGCGTTCACGGCGGGCACCCACTACCCGGACGGGTACTTCAAGAGCGGCATCCCGCTCGGCCTGATCACCACGACCGGCAAGTACGGCCCGTACAACGACGCGGGCGCGGACGGCACCGAGGTGCTGGCCGGCTTCCTGTTCTGCGCCGTGGACATTCCGAGTGTCACCACCACCGACATCGGCGCCGCCATGCTCGTCCATGGCGTTGTCATCGAGTCCAAGCTCCCGGTCGTGGTCAACGCCGCCGGCAAGGCCGACGTCGCCGGCCGCATCATCTTCGCCTAAGGGGTTCCGATGCTCATCAACACTGACTACATCACCCCGGCGGAGCTGACCGGCTACGTGCGGGCAGGCGCC